TTAAGAATTACTTCCAAAGAAATTCATACATTTAACCTCGATGAAGAAACTACCTTCATTCTTCGAACTGTCATCAGAAGTACAAATCTCGATATACGAACCTTCGTACTTAGGATGACTACCGAAATGTATGCCGTTGAATGTAGCCTTGATAGGCATTGAAGGATTGATTCCATCGAGAGAATTACCGATGCCAGTTGCTTGTACGACTACATCTGTATTGTAGAGATACTTAGCAAGTTCCGGCTGCAATAACAGGTGATAAACACCAGTATCTACTCGGGTAGTATCTATAACCTCGGTAGGATTATTTCCCTGGTAATCGCCAAAGCCTCTGAACGATTGCACTTCTGAACTTATAATATAACCATTACCGTATATGTTTTTAAATACCTCTACTTTACCCATTATAAGAATAGGCACATTTATTCCGTTAAGATAATAGTTCAGATGTATCCTATTGACGACCGCCCAGCCGATAAAGCTCGTCTTATCTCCTATACCAAGCAGCTCGACCATTTCCTGCTCTGATATATATAGCTGCGACCGTTTTTCTCCGTTGATAAAGAAGAAATGATTTTCATCTGGAGCCTTAATCAAGCCGTAGCCTCTAACTATATTGTTTTCCCAATTATAGTTAGCAAGTCTTATCAGTCGCCCGCTTTGCGTTATGTCCCATTCGAGGTTATAGATATTAGTAAGCCAGTTGTTGACACCTTGCAGAAAAACATTATCCGAATACGACATATTCTTACCAGCTTCTGCTTGCGAGAATGGACTACGAGAAGATCCAGAAATAATCAGATCCTGCGTCTCGACACCTTCCGCTACAATCTTCTTTGCATCTATTAGCGCAGCCGATACTTTGCCAGTTTCGTTATCGATAAGCAGAGTGTCTTGACTGCTATTCTTGTCTTTTTTGATATGTACCTGATTGCCGTAAAGCGTGACAGATTCTGCATCAACCAGCACACCCGCAGCCTTCAGACTCGCCTTATCAACAAGGTCGCTCTTGCGCTCTGTGTACTCGGTAACGACTGCACCCACCTCGATTTTCGGCCTCGTGATGGTCACACTCCAGCTCGTTACACCAGTCTGTTCGCTGTTCTTTGGAAATTGCAAGTAGATGGATTCTGGCAATCTTTCCTTGAACTTGAAATGACTCCATACCTTCTGTTGTTTATCAGATAGGTCTTTTACTTCAAGCAACACTCCATAACCATCTGTCTTTCCATCACCGTTTGCTTCATATAATGGGTTATCTTGTTGCTCTTTACAATAAGCCCAAGGTGTATTTGTAGGCTTGTAATACACAAAAACACCCATGTACTTTGCATCACCCTTAACCTCAAAACTTATTGTATAATCAGTATTCAATTTGAAGGCTGTATTGTCTATCTCATAAAAGGTATTATAATCGTCACCCAATGTTGCAGATAACTCATAAGCATCACCAACAAGTTTCTTAGTTCCAACAACTCTTATAACATTACCACCAAGTTCAAAGGTTCTTGAATTATCAATCAAGTTAGCACCGACATAATCATAATCTTTATCTGATAATGTCCAACCATTGTAAGTATCACCTTCTTCAACCATTGGTCTGCAAATACAGGCTTCAAGCCTTCCAACTTTATTATTGCAGTATTCCCAAAAGTTGAAGGCAATATAATCAGATTCGGCATCAGTTGTGTCAATGACGGTTGTAAACAATTCCCATTGGTCAGATTTTGGTGAAAAATAATTTGATGCATCATAAGTTACTTGCCCCAATCTTTTACCATTTGTTTGTTTATCTGTATAGATTGCTTCAAGACAAAAACTAGCATTTGTATCATTGGTAAAATACCAACATGATATTGTGTATTTCTTACCTTTTTCAATCTTGATACTTTTACCACCTTGTGAACCATCCCAGTACACACCAAGATAGTGTGATGTTCCATCTGTATCATCAATGACTTTGATACAGTTTGTACCTTGATACCCACTGTTCATTTCAATTCTTGCATCATTAGAAATAATGAAGTCATTGGTTTGTTTTCTGAAATCACTTCCCACAAGCAGATTGCGCCTTGCTATTGACTTCTCGCTCACAGACAGGGAGATTTCTCTTGCCGTTTGTTCGATTTCAGACTTTGCTTGAGCCAACTCGTCTTTTGTCGCAGTGCTATTCAGTCTATTGGACACCTTTTCAAACTGCGACTTATAGCTTTTGTTGTCGAATGCTACAATGCCAGTAAATGCAGCCACATTCACAGCAAACTTTGCCGTAGCGGTATAGGTTATGCCATCTATGTCAAACTCTACATCAAATGAACCGTTAGTGCAAGATACATTTATCGTATCAGTACCAAGGGTTACTTTCTGAGCCGTGATGGTTGATATATAGAAGCTGTTTGTGTTGTTCAACCTCGAAGCCAGGCAGTTCACCATGTTTTTTACTCCTTTTATCGTGAAGTTTGTCAGCTCATCGTTGCCTCTCAGTACTCTTAGCGTTGTTGTCTTACCCGTGCCTACATTGATAGCCTTTCCGCTGTCGTCAGTGTCGTACGTGATAGTGTCTGGTGTAAGTGTCCATGTGATACTGTCCTTTCCTGGGTTTCCCTTGTCACCCTTATCACCCTTAAGAGTATGCCCCTCTGGGGTAGGGCGAGAATTCTGAGGCATAGCAGATTGAGAGTACTGTCCCGACTGCCAAGTGTATCCGTCTTTATATATTTTCCACTCTATTGCAATTGTAGCGATAACACGATACTTACCTCCGCCACGAAGATACAATACTGGTCTGCTGTCATTACTTAACTGTCTATAGCTGACGGGTGAAACCGGGCACCAAGCGTAATTGTCTGTATATATGATTGTCTCGCCAGGCGTTTCGCCCCAGCCCGAACGTTGCGTGTCGATATGAAAATCTACAGAAAAGCCTGCCGAATGAGTTGACCATGAGGGTTTTGTGCCGCTGTTAAGACCAACAGAAACCTTAATGCCGACAAAACCGCCAGAAGGCAAAGCCCCGCCCACAACTGGATACCAAACATTCCGGTCATATTCAGCAGCCGACAAGTCTACCCACACATCCTGCTGCCAGTAGTCCTTGCCCTGCGCACCGTCCTTACCATCCTTTATCGCCACAATCGTTATCTGGCCCCTCGCCAATAATACTGCCATACACTTTCATTTTTTTAGTTAATAAAAATAAGGGTGAGGTGCCCTTATTTAGACACCTCACAAGTAAACGTGCCTCTCACTGCCACGTCAGCGTTGGCCACCGTGACGTAAGGCTTGCTCGAAGCATTCACTGCACTTGATGTACCGTTCCAGTTTGTGGCTACACCGCTGGCATTGTACTTCGTCCATTTGTAGATGTAGTTCGATGCATGGTTGCTGTCTGCCTTCACCGCTGCACCATCCTCCACTACCTTGCCGTCTTTCCAGAGTCGGGCGTAAAGCTCCGTCGATTGCGCACCGTTCACTATCTTGTCGCCGGTCAGCGAATACACCTCCACCACGTACGGGTCGCTCGCATCGAAGAACGTGATGATAGCGCAGGCCGTATCTGCACCGTCTTTCACCGTACAGCGGAAAGTCTGGAAGTTAAGCACGTCATTGGCGCTCACGTTCAGGGTACTCACGCCGCCCGAAGTACTCACGTTGCCCGAAGCCACAGCGTCCCATGTGCCGGCACTGATATTCAGCACCTCCCAAGTCATTGATGTCATGGTGGTGTCCTGCACGTTGCCACGGAAGAACTTGGCTATAGCACGCAGCTTATTGCTGTTGTTGGTCGAGTCGAACGTGTTGCCGTCGGGAGTCTCAATCTGCACCGTCTGAAGCGCACCGCCACTCTTAGCCAGCGAAATGGTCTTGTAGCCGATACAGGTTGTCGTAGCTTTTGTCTCCGGGTCTGTGTATTTGCACGACCATTCGATGTTCTTCACGCTGCCGTTTTTGTTGATGTTGTTGGCGAGGTTTAACTGGTATGACTTGCCGCTCACAGGAGTGGCAGCCACACCGTCCACCTTCCACGACCATCCGCTGCAGGCTGCGGTCGGAGCCTGGTCTGTAGCACTGCCCGTCACATATACACGGGCTGTTATCACGTTTGGCCCACTCGCCGAGTAGTTCGGAGTGTACACACCCGTGTCGGGGGTGTAAATCTGAGTCTCGCCCTTAGAGCATTGTGTGAAACACTGCACGGCCTTGCCGTCATTGAGGTCAACGATAGTAATCTGACCATTAGCTAATACTTTTGCCATAATCGTTTGATTTTTAAAATATTATTATATGTTACTATTAATAGTCTTTGTATCTGATATGCACACACTGCATCCGAATTGTGCTTGTCTATCTACGTCGTCACGTGTTATAAGACAGTTCCGGCCAACCCCCTCATGCAGCGTGTTCCATATAGCATCATCTTCAGCATCAGCCGATTGTCGCCACCACGACCATGAGTTGTTGCTCACGGTGTCGCTTATGTCCTCGCCATTGCGTAGCAGCGTTGCCTTCAGCGTCATTTCGCCCGAACCGTTAATCATCACCGTGCCCGTATCGCTCGTTATCATTATCTGATAAGCAACACCATCCTCGCCCTTCTCGCCCTTCTGCGCACTCATCACAAGCTGCCAGTCAGCGCTCCCGGGCATAGGCTCACTCGTGCTGCCCTCGGGGTTGGTACACAGCCACACGCCGTTGCCGTGGCTTACCTGGTCATAATAGCTGTAGCTCACGCCGTTCTGCCACTCGCCTTTGTAGTTCACCATGTGCATAGCTTCACCACTCGAAGATACCCACTTAAAGAAACTGCTTTTAAACTTCGTTCCATTGGGAGATAGCACGAAAACTTCCTTGTCTTCGTGAGTAAAGTCAGTAATTCCTCTATACCCGACAATGCGAGGGGTACCCGCACCAGTCGTCTCAAGCATGAGAACATTCGTTCTACTTATGCTGCTCTCATCCCCCATTTGTATCTGATGGCCGTCAAGGACAATAGCATCGCCCTCGGCTGGAATGTCACTACCCGGCAGACAATTAGTCTTGGAAAGGATAATCCAGTCGAATTTCTTGTCACCATAGAGGCTATCTCCTTCATCATTCACGATAAACTCGCTTTCAGAAGAAACCGCGACAACGCACCTCCAGTATTCCTTGTTGGATGCGTTGTCGTAAGCTCCAGGCTTAATATTAAAGGTCTGACATCTTGCTTGGTCACCGACTACCCACAAGTTCTGTGTAGCCATTGTTCCATCATCAGCAAGGATATAGCATTTCCAGCCATCACACTCTCTGTTTGTAGATAGAGTATATTCGCCTTTCTCGCTATTATAGACAACTGGCACAACCTTTACAAGCTTACTGCCAGCACCAGAGAGATAAACATTACCTCCGGCGTAAGAAAGCTTCCTTATCTCCAGCTCATTAAAGACAGCCTTTCCCCATACAATGAGGTCTGTAATACTGAGAGAGTACCTACCATTATCGTCCGGCTTGATACCGAAACCCTTCTGTGAGGCAGAATTGAATCCGTCTGAAGCGATTGAACTTATTATACCATTTCCTCTTCCGTCGAACCCATAAAGATTTCCTATAGAAAAGCCTTGAAGAAGCTGCAGAAGCTGCTCAAATTTAACCTGACCCTTCACCACCTGAGGATCCTTTGTTGCCTTCAGACTCAAATACTGCTGTAATATTTCCGCATCCTCCCGAAGGTTGCCCGCCTCAGAGGCGTAGGCTGCATTCTGTGCCGATGCTGCAGTACCGGCATAATTTGCCTGGTCTGCAACTTCCGCCCGCTTAGCCTTATCAGCCCTGCCAGCGTGCTCAGCTTCAGATATAACTCCGGATATATACTTAGTTGAGGAAGAAGAACCACCCGAACTTCCCGTCTTCTTCGGCTTGCTATAAGTCTTAATTTCTATCATATTATAACCCTTTTATAACACCATTAAAACCACTTTAGAACAACTCTCTCATCGTCACCACTGCAGTACCCTCAGTAAGGTTTCTGTCTATACCCTGCACATAGAACCGTTTACCGATAACAGGAACACTAAAGATGCTTGCAAAGCTAAGACCCTTCTTTGGCTCGATGACGTTCTGCGTCATCACCACCCTCGGTTCGTGCCATTCCTGCCAGTACGCATCCACATACAACTTCTCCGGCTTATCCGCCAAGTTCTGGTTGCGGTCATAGATGCCGACAAGTGCATTCTTGGTCGCCTCGTTCTGTGGAGATGATAGTTTCACCGCATTATTTACCCCTAACGCCTTGCACTCCTTCGAGGTGAGCGCGGTGGTAAACCGAAACTCCAGGTCATCCTTTCGGTTGACGAAGTTTTCGCCGGTATCACTCTTATATACGATATCCTTTTCGTCACCTACCGCACCTATCTTTCCGTTATCGCTAACCACCTCTACCTTAAACTCCTTGAGCATGATACTATTGATCTCCTGCAGGAGAAGATGGCTATCCTGATACCACTTGGTATGTCGCCAGAAAGATGGATGCCTTCTCGTCACTTCATTCCATTCCGCATTCACGGGGCCGAGTATCTTAAACTGCACACTACCGCTCACGTGGTCAGACATACGGATAGGTATCGCAGTACCCTCTGCAGTAATACCCTTGGTATATGGGGCATTCTTGCGGATCTCAAACTCCGTGCCTATAATCTTATCCCTTAACTTCGGATCGATACCGATAGTAAAGCTCTGTGCGTAATACTCATCATCCGATGCACATTCGCTCCGCTCCTTGTATTTCTTCCATACGAAATCATCCGTATCACCTTCACCCTGGCTCGTTCCTCCTACCGCATTCGTGTCGCCCTTCTTGCATTCTACGACACATTTATCGCCGATAATGAGCATACAGGAAATAAGACCCACTCTCTTGATGGTATCGGTAGCAACACCTACGGCGCTATAGTTATATTCACGATCCTGAGGACCCGTGCCCGTGTAAGGGTAGAAGGTATGAGCACTGTCTGTATAATTGGTATTGTCATACCACGGTTCTTCGTTCCATCGTTCGGAACGCCAGTACTTGCGGGTATAGTACCTTCCGTCACCATTATTGCGGCTCGGCACGGTTTTATGCCAATAAGAATTGGGATGCATAGAGTTCACACTCCAGTAATCAACATTCATCATGTGACCAAAGATATCCGTAACGTTCATTACAGGATTAAGGATCATTTTGCCGCTGATCACGATATAATTTATCGTATCACTATCAGCAGGCGAAAAAGTACCTCCACTCTTGTTTCCCGTATATTCCGCCACAGGGCACGACGCAAGAATCTCTTCCTCGGTTGGGTGTCCACTTCTGCCTATAGTAGAAATGATCAGATAGTTATCCATACTCACCGACGTAACGAGGGAAGACGTGTTGCCGCCATTTTTGCGTTCTATCTTGCCGAAAGCACACACACACGCACCGATACCGGCAGTAAGACCATTGTTCAGAATATCCTGCTGCTTGGTTCCGTCTGCGGGGTATTTCTCGTACATATCTATACGACTGCCTTTTTCTATTCCGTAGAATTTCCAGTTCGTTACAGCCTTAGGCCAGCAGAACCAGTCCACCTGACTTGCATCCTGCCAGTCTGTCCTTCCTATTCCCGTCGTCATGGTTTTCATAGCGTTATAGGCGGTTTCTCCTTCGCCTTCAGCTATATACTCGGTCATGTATTTTTGGAAGTTACCTGCAGCAACTAAGGACTCGTCATCGAGCGGACTTTCTATCACATCATCCACTTCTGTCACATTATCAGTAAGCAGCAACTCATTGTATGTTTCTCCGATGCTGATTTTCGTATCACAGTCAGCCACCTCGATATCCTTACCGACACGGTATGTAGGTATCTTGATACTCGTTATGCTGACACTGTCTATTCCGTAAAGGCTTAAGGAAGAATTTTTCCGTATCGACTCCCAGGAGAATATATAGAAGGTAGTACCTTCCTGCACGATATGCAGATTGAGATACTTCAGTATTTCGTTGAGCACGTCTTCCTGCGTCCACATATCATCCTCTTCATCGCCAAAGAACAGCAGTTCGTTGATACTGGTGTTCTGGAATATATTATAAAATTCATCACCATTATCACCAGGCAATACCTTCGAACCGTCATACCAAATCGGGAACGCACCAGCCATCCAATAATTCGCCGCATCGCTCACGTCGTTTAGTATCTCTGTAACGATGTCGTAGAACGTGCGCTGCGCAGCCTTACCTTTGAGTACATCATAGAGGACCGCCGCGGCTCCCACATTCCGATAGTTGGAATAAGAGAGGGCAGAAAGGCAGTCAATGCAGGTCAGCTCCACCTCGTCACAGTCTTCATTATAACCCTGACTAAATGCCTGAGGCTCGATGTACCCCACAAAAATACTTTCATCGTTCCGAAGGATATTCACCACAGCATCACGACAGGAACTGCAGAAGAAGTCCGGCACAAAATTCCTGCACAACAGGCGTACACTTGCCTGATAGCACAGTATATGATCAAAGGTGTCGTTTACCTGAGAAGTAATATCTACAGGATCATCGGTAAAGAAAATACCACTCTCTTCATTACCGATTTCCACAATTTGAGAATCATCACCATTCGTAATGATGAATACCGTAATCTTATCTTCCTGGTTATTATAAAAATCTCCTTCAAAAAGCATAGTCTCTAAATTTTAATGTTACTACGTCGGCGATTGCTTCTCGTCTCGTTTGCTACCGCCATCACAATATCACGCCCTCGAAGCCGGCCATTAATGCCAAGTGTTGCACTTATGCCGCCACCGATACCCTGCAGTCCTGCAGTATTCACCGACACACCCTGTACTGCTGCGCCATTGGCAATAGCGAAGAGGCGAGCCTGCTGGGCTGCGTTCAGGATCATCTCGCCAGAGTTGACCCTTACTAAGACCTTGTCGCCCGATGTCTGATTGCCGCCAACAATACCACCGGTGGCAAACTGACTGATGGTGGATATAATGCTCGTAAGCTGCGCCGTACCCGATATGCCGAAAGCGAGCCAGTCAATCCAGGTCTTACAGGTACTCATGGCCTGTGCGAAAGAAAGAACAAACTGGCCGATGGCTGCAGCCATCATACCCGCCTTGGCCGCTGCTGAGTCTCCGCCCAACTGCTGCAGGGCAGAACCCAACATCTCACAGCTGGCTCCAGCCACCGCCATACCCTTGGCGGTAGAGTCGCTTATACCGTTAATATCAGCCAAGCCTGTGCGTACACTTTCAAAGTTACTTACATCAATATTAAAGAGCGAGGAGATATGATCATAGTCCCGTTCCTTGGCTTCCACCTCCGTGTTGATAACGAGCGGCTTATCCAATAACTTTTGGCGCTCCGCCTCTATCTCTTCATTCAGCTGCGCAGTCAGATTGCTTGCAAACGTCTTCACGTCAAGTTTCGGAACATCCTCGATACCGACATCCACCTTCAGCATATATAGCTGGCGCTGGAGTCCTTCTATCTCTGCATTCAGAGCACGGGCAGTCGCCTTGTCGGCTGTGGCGTTGAGCTCCTTCTGCTTCTCGTTGATTTTCTCCTCATACCAGTCGATGCTACCTTCTAAGGCTTTCTTATCGTCATTTACTCCAGGAGTATTCCCCGTGTTGACGCTACCGCCGCCTCCGGCATTACCGGTCGAACCGGTTGAGGTGTTAATAGAAGGAGGTGCAGCACTATACCCTGCAGTATGCTTATAGCTGATATTCTGATTCTGCTTAACAAGGGCTTCCATGCGCTTCTTGATGTTCTGCTCCTGTTGATACAGATTAGTCACCACCTTGTCTGCCTCTGCCTTCTGGCTGGTGCCAGGCAAGATCTGAAGCCCTTCACCCTTAACATATCCTATTTTATCCCTATTATCAAACTTTTTAACCTTTCCGTTTTTATCATGCGTATAGTCGTATCGTTGTTGCTGCAGGTCGGCTGCCTGGTTGGCAAGATTGCGGATAGTAATCTCATTGATCATCTGATTACAGTAAGCCTTAGAGTTGGCGGTAAGCGCCTGATACCATTGGCTCACGGTAGAGTAGTAGCCCATCGCTTCGCCATACTTGGTGTTCATCTGCTGCACCATCGCCTGCTCCTGTTCCTTGCTCCCCTTGAAGTTCTTCAGGGCAGCGATATTCTGCATCATCTCGCTGCGCACGCTCGCTATCTGTTGTGACGTCTGTTGATGAGCCATCTTGGCTTTCTGCTCTGACTCCGAAAGCTTATCTACACTCTTGGCTGCATCGTCACTGCTATTCATGAGGTAGTTGATAGCTTCAGTAAGTGCCACAATAGCGATACCTACACCTGTAGAGATCATCAGGCTTTTTATCGCGACTCCTAAAGCTCTTGTCGCTACAGCCGCAGTTGTAGCTCCAACCGCTTCTCCAGTAAAGGCAGCCTGTAACACTCTCGACACTGCCACCGCAGCTACTTTAGCCTTACTGGCGGCAGTTGTAGCAACCGACACGAGATTGGTAGTAATAGCAAGCGATTTCATGGAAACGATAAGCTGTGTAGTTGCAGATAGCGTTACCAGAGCCTGTGAAATGAAATTGATAAATGGCAGTGTATTACCTATACTTGACTGCACCATATCCCTGAACTTGCCTAATTTGTTGTTTAGCATCTGCAGCGTTGCCGCTCCTGTACTCGACATAATCCCGAAAACCTTATCGATGGTGCCGGCACTATTTTTCATATCTGCGACATTCTCTCTAAATTTCTCCGCCAGTTTGCCTGTCAGTGGAGTAAGAGCACGAAGACTTTCTGCGCTCCCGAAGAGCTTTCCATATATCTCCTGTTCCAGCATACCGCTTGATGCTGCGTATTGTTTCACGCTCTTATCAAGCGAAACCAAAAACTGCTCCATACCTCCAGCCGCCTTGATACTGGCAGCATCAAACTGAATGCCCATCTGTTGCGCCATCTCTGCAGCCTCACTCGAAGGCTTGATAAGAGCCGTAAAAATAGCTGCCAACTGAGTACTTACCTCGGCTGTATTACCAGATACATTCGTCAGCGTACTGAAGGTGGCCATCAGTTCATCAACACTTACACCAAGCGTGGAAGCCTGAGAGGTAACACGTGGCAGGGCTTGCGCTAATTCCCCAAACGAGGTAACACCATTCTTGGCGGTAAGCTGTATCTTATCCTGAATAGAACCGGCAGCATCCCAGTCTAATCCGTAGTTCTTGATAATGTTAGAAGTAACCTTCACTGCCTCGCCAAGGTCAGCAAGACCACCCACAGAAGCACGGGCCGACTTATCAAGGAATGTAATCCAGTTATCCTCGGGTACACCATTTGAAATAACCTGATAAAGACCGTTTGCTAATTCATCACGTGCAATAGGTATTTTTCCTGCCAGTTCCGAAACCTGATCCTTTAAATTTGCAAATTCCTGGCCACTCTTTCCTGCCATGGTATTAGCTGCAGCCATCGCACCCCCAAAGCTCCGGCTTTCTTCTGTGACGTCATTAAGGTAACCGGACAACTGAGCAAAACCATCAGAAACACTTCGTACCGTCTCATTAATCTGGTTGTATTTAATGAGCGAATCCCTAAGCTTATCCGATTCTGTCTTTGCATTCCCAATGGCTTTCTGTAACTCATCTATGTCCATAGTCACCTTTTTAACGACATCCTTGCCGTCAACTCTAAGATTTAATTTAAAAGTTACCTCTTTTGCCATAATAATTTTATTAAAATATTTGGATTATTCGATTCTTTTTCCTATATTTGCAGCGTGTTTATATTATACCCAAAGATTATGAAGAAGAGTAAAAATAAAAAGAGATCCTGGGGTATTCCTTGGGGCTGGATTACATTTATTAATGTAGTCATCGGTATTGTTGCGTGCAACGAATACTTCACTCTGAATCCATCAGCCGCTTCTGTATGGGGAGATATCACGGTCTGTTCGATGCTGTCTCTGTGTATAACAATGCCTATCTGGTTTATCAGACTTATACACAGACTTTGCAAAAAACTTGATGGACCATCAGGTTATACGCCATGGTGGTATGGCGGTCTATAGCCCCGCCCGCTTCTTCGCTGCCCGATACCTCTCCATAATTTCCTCACGACTCATCGGCTTTTTGTTCTTCACTCCTTCCTCTTCACTCTTCCCCCGTTCCTCCCACGGGAACCTCATGATGTCCTGTGGCGTAAGCTTCGACTTAGAGTAAGGCTGCATACTGCAGAGACACTGCATCCTTATGCGTTCCCACCTGCCTCGCTCCCTGCTTGTCTGCATCTCATTCCATGCCTCATACGCTGCGTAAAACTCCGAAGGGGTGCATCGGAAAAAGTCATCCATACTCATACCAATACACCCCATCGCAATACCCAGCAGATGTTCCACATCCGTAGGTTCATATTTCTCCGAGTCAGAGCCTATGGCTTCGTCTCTGCTTTTTTTTTCTCACTCTCTTCGTTCATTGCCGCATTCCAGGCACTCACGTCGTCCGGAGTGATCAGACAACAGAAAGTCTCGAAATCGACATCAAACTCCACTCCGTCGGCCTTACAGGCGCTCACGATGCAACACCACATAAACATGAGTAATTCTTCTATGTTATTAGCATCCATGTCGCTCACGTCCTTCTGCAGGTTTCTCTTAAACAGAAGCATCGCTCCCATCGAGAGGCGGCAAGGCAATTCCCTGCCGCCTACATTAATCATCGTTTTTTTCATTAATACACACAAAATAAAAATAAGAGACAGTATTTTAGCTCAATTATTCAGAATGTCCTGTAGCGCTGCTTGCACCGGACTGCAGACCATTAGTCTGTTTCTCTACCTTGCCATAGTTCTCCAGCTGCACGGTGTACTTGGCATCATCGCCCGCCTGGCCGTCCAGATCGAGAGAGGTAATGATGTACTTACCCTTATATCCGCCAGCCGTCTTTCCGGTACGCTTACCAGCCTCACGAATATTGTAGCTTGCAGTGACAGGAGTACAACTCAGCATCAGGTCCTTCAGTTGGTCGTAAGTAGGAGCACCCGAATCGGCGTCCGTACATACCAAGCCGTCGGCAGAGATACTCTCCGAGAAACTCTTCACGTACTTCTCTTTCCACTTCGCACCTGCAGCCTCCTTGGTCATACGTTCACCCGTCTCAGCCGAGGTGGTAATCTTACAACCTGTACTGAAGGCCAATGCGCCATCATTCACGGAGAGGATAAGATCAGTACCGTCCAATATATTTTCCATATCAATACTTTTTATGATAACTTACTAATAGATAGCCCACAAGGGCTACCCCTAACCACACACAAATCAATTTTATCAACGAACCTTTGCTACATTCGGGAGGTTTCTTCTCTTCCACGCTTTCTACGCTATTATAATTACTTTCTAACGCCGTTCGCTTGATCTTAGAAGAAGAATTTACCGAAGTAGAACAGGAGCTATTTTCACCTTCGAGTATAGCTTGAGCTTTCGCCGTGCCATATCCCTCGATGCGATACCCGCCGCTATCCAATGGCTTGATGAGCCACGTCTGCTGCCACTGCTGGTCAGTCGTCAGACTTTCCTTCGTCTGACCCATCGTTCGCGCCGTGTCTCTGCTTACGCTGCTGTCTTGACTTACGCTGCTTGCCTGTTGCATCTGCTGCGTCTGGGTCACCATCGTCTTCTTGGTTCTGCAGCTCACCACTGACAGGACAAGAAGCGCGATGAGGACAAAGCTGAATAGCTTCGATAGCCCGTGTGAGCCTATTGAGTGCATAGCGGGTGCGGGCGTTCTCCTTGTTGAGTTCCTCGATAGCCTTTGCATTATCTTCTGCTGCATCATTCAGTTCTTTTTGTTTTGCCAGGAGTTCCTTGCTCACGTCGCCATACATCTCCTTGAAGGTGTCATGTATGCGCTTCGCCTGCTCGGCCTCCTTCACTTTTCGATTGGCTATCCAGGCGATGGCAGTACCAATGCCGCCCGGTAGGATAGCCCACTGCAGTATGTTTAGTATGATGTCTGTCATCGCCTTTCAAACCTTTCTTAACCTAATAAACTATCAACTATTACTGAAAAAATCTACACTTGCCTGACACCTAACGAGCGAAGCCATTCCTGGACATCGAAAGACGGACAGGCTTTCTTTGGATTCAGCTCATTATGTCCAACAATACGGATCTGAGGGAAGCGGCTGTGGAAGTTTCTCACATAATCAGCAAGAGCCTTCTTCTGCTCCAGAGTGCGAGTATCTAGCGGCTTACCGTCGTGCTTACTCACACCTCCAGCATAGACAACATGCCGACTCACGGCATTGAAGCCAGCAGCACCATTGGTAATCTCCCATGGGTCCACTTCCGCATCCTCGTTGTTATCCACCAGGCGCTCTATACTACCATCCAGATGTACGAGATCAGTATAGCCCACCTGCTTCCATCCTCTGCCGCCCTTGGCTGGAGGATCGCAGTGCCAGTGCCGGATGTCGGCGGCTGTCACCTCCCGACCTTCCGGCGTGGCAGTACAGTGGATTACCAGATATTTCATTTCTGCCATCGGTTAACCTGCGTTATAGCCTGAACGGATTACGCCACCGGCATCCTCCTTCTTAGGCATACAGATGAAGTAGTGGCGGTAAGACACCAGGTTGCGCTGGTACTGAGGGTCGCTCTCGGCAGGACTGTAGTACATCTTTGTAGAGCCTGTGGCCTTGAATACACGGGGCACATAGAATGCGAACGAACACTGGAACTCGCCAGCCTTAGGTGTGGCGCCCAAGGTGTTCTTCACGCCTGCAGTGCTGTAGGTAGGACAGGCACCGTACTCGTAGATGTCGAAGCCATAGAGACGGCCTACAGTGCCGTCAGTGCGGTTGATGTTATACTGCTCCTTGAATGCCTGGTCGGTCTCCAAGAGGTCGTTCACGTGGTCCGTACAGAGCACCAGACGGCGGTCGGTTACAGGCACGCCTAATGCGTCGAGCTTACGCTTCAGGGCCACAACGTCGTCAACGCAGAGCTTGAGGCGCTTGGTGGCGGCATCCACTGCACCAGTAGTCACGAGCACAGGGGTCTTGTCTGTGTTCTTCGTAGGACAGAGCGCATGGGCTGCCTTGGCATACTTGGCATCGTTCAGGGCATTGGCGCAGCTTTCCTTCACGCGGGCCATCTTGGGGTAACTAAGAGCATACAACTCGTCGTCGGTCACTGGCACCACCTTGGTCTGGAACTTGTCAAGCGAGAAGGTCTTATCGCCGTCCTCTAAATCCTGTACGTCCAGTGGGTAGGTGGTGTTGTTGACGAGCACCTGCGGATCGGCACCCACATCCACGAGGTGAATCACGTCGTGGATGACGATTGAACTCTGGTCGGGCACACCGTTGAGCCATGCTGCGTCCAGTTTTCCACGCAGAGCCCTGATCAGCTCACCCGTCCATACTTCGGTCAGCACGCCATCACATGCCGCATCCTCAGGCATAAAACCAGGGAGAGCAATAGCAATAAGACAAGCCACAGCAGCACCGCCCATAGGACTGCAGCCCAATAATGAAGCAATAACTCCACCTACAATGGCATTGAAAAGCAATGCCGATGCAATCTTGATAAATGTTTTCTTATTCATAGTTATATTTTTTTATCTTTAAAAGGCAAGAATGCTCTTTTTACTTTTTTACCTTTTTACCTTTTTACCTTTAAACATTACGCAGGCTCGAATCCATACTCCGCCTTGTAGAGGCGCACGAATTCGTCGTGGTGGTTATCGTGCAGATCCATCATCACGTTGGCTGGCACGGCACTCAGCTTCTCGTACTTCGAGTAGTCTTGTGGTTCTGCCACGATATTACCCTTGTCGGTTCGGTGTAGGGTTGCCGTAATCTTGCCCTGTGGCTGCATGGCCGACAGCGTGATGTTCAACTGATCCAGACCCAACTTCTTGCCTAACTCTACGAAGTGTTCCTTCATGCCTGCAGCAAGTCGTTTCTCTGTAATGGCAGTTTCCACCGCACGGGTGATAGCAGCCAACTCCACAGCCTGCTGCTGCGCCTGGAGCGTCTGTACCTGAGTCTCCAAGGCGGATGCCTTACCTGCCGCGAGACTGAGACTCACGAGCTTCTGATTCACTTCTTCTTCCGTTGCGGTCTCCTTCAGACCCAACTTGATCGCTAAATCTTTTAATTCCATTTCTTTCTTTTTTAATGGGGTTTTACTTACATTATCTAATAGAGGAAGAACACCATCAATGGAGTCCTGTCCTGCTGAAAGTGAGATTGTCTTACCTTCATGAGTGAGCACGATGGCGTCATCATTGCCACCAATATCTACCACACTCACCTCGATGAGTTTCGATTTCGTCACCGTCGGTCTCTGCTGACCCTCGGCGAGCAGCTGCTTATCATCGCTCATCTCCAAGATCTGAAAGTTTGCGCTCACCATTTTCACGCTACCAAACTCCCATTGCTTCTTCAGTTGCTTAGACAGTTCCGTAGCCTCGTCAAAGACCAGCTCGCCCGTTACGTCCTGACCTTCCACCTTCAGATCCTTCACCATACCAACCACCTTGCCGCGCTCGTGCATGTAGAGCAGCACCGGGTTGCGCTGATACTGCGCCAGATCTATACCTGGTGTAAGAATTCGAGTGCCGTAGCAGTTCACGCTCTCATTACTGATTCTTACTCGTTTACCTTTGCTCATATCTTTTTTACCTTTTTATCTTTAAAAGCAAGAAGGCTCTTTTTACCTTTTTACCTTTTTACTTTTTTACCTTTAAAAGTTTTTTCGGATGCAATATTACTAACTTTTCGCATAACCTCCAAAAAAGTATGAAATGGTTGCACACTTCTATGAAACCGCTGCACACTATTTTTGCAGATTGCCCAAAAAGTCGCAATTTTGCAATACCAAACCCGCAAGGCATCAAGCGCCTCCGTGGTTTTCTATTCACATTATAATAACATTCGAATATGACAAAAGCAGAATTAGAACGTAAGAAGAACCTCGCCCGAACCCTCTATATGGCGGGTAAGGAACAGGCAGAGATAGCCGAGCAAATCGAGGTATCCAGAGTAACAATATCCAAGTGGGCCAACACTGAGGGATGGAAAGAACAGCGAGCCGCCAAGAACGTGACGCGACCGGAGCTGGTCAACAAACTCCTCCTCACCATCGACACCCTCATCAGTCAGGTCAACGAATCCGGCGACCCGGACAAGATATCCGGATTAGGCGACCGATTGGCCAAACTCTCGTCCGTTATTCAGAAACTCGACAAGAAAGCCAACGTGGTGGATGCTATCGAGGTGTTCATGGCCTTCAGTAAGTGGATGCAGTTCCGCGCACAGACCGACCCAAACATCACACCAGAACTTCTCAAGACATTCAACTACTACCAGGATCTCTTCATTTCCGACAAGATGAATAATGGCTTTAGTTGCGAACTCTAAGGTATAACAATAATAATAAAAGCAAAGAAGGATGGCAACACTATCAGAGAAAAAACAGGCCATCGAGGCATGGCGGGAACATTGCAAGCAGATAGCTGCGCTTACCGACACCTCGCTCATGGCTCCCGAAAGCAAGGCGGACAGAAAGAAACGTATTGCTTCCCTGCAGAGGGACTATGCTGCCTTCTGCGAATATTATTTTCCTCACTTCCTGCAGCTCAAGGATAAGACCACCGGCAAGGTACTGCGCACCATCCACAATGCGCCGTTCCACAACCAGGCAGCCCGCAAGGTGAAGTCAACACCCAATCTGAAGGCGGTATTCATGTGGCCTCGTGGTCATGCCAAGAGTACCCATCTGGACGTTTTCCTGCCCCTGTGGCTCATGTTTCAGCCTCTCAGGCTCATCAACTTCATGGTCATCGTGGGCAAGAGCGAGGACGCTGCCTGCCGACTGTTAGGTGATATCCAGGCTGAGTTAGAATACAACGACCGCCTCAAAGCGGATTTCGGAGAGCAGAAACCCTCTGGCGGCGACTGGACCGATGGTGAGTTCAAGGCACAGTGCGGCGTCAAGTTCCTCGCCTGCGGACGTGGCCAGAGTCCTCGTGGTCTGCGCGACCGTGAGGCACGTCCCGACTATATCGTCATCGACGACCTTGATGACGATGAGCTCTGCAAGAACGAGAAGCGTGTCCGTGAACTCACCTCATGGGTTAAGTCAGCCCTCTTCGGATCCTTAGATGTGGGCCGTGGCCGCTTCATCATGGTGGGCAACCTCATTTCCAAGAACTCCGTGCTCTTCAACATCGCCCACACCAAGGGCGTGTTCCTCTCCAAGGTGTATGCCGTGGATAAGAACGGAGACCCTACATGGCAGGAGAAATGGACACGCGAGGAGGTGGATGCCTACCGTGAGTTCGTGGGCTACCGCGACTGGAACAAGGAGATGATGCACAACCCTATCAAGGACGGCACCATCTTCCGACACGAATGGATCAAGTATAAGCGTATGCCGAAACTCTCGAAGTACGATGCCTTAGTCTGCTACACCGACCCGTCCTGGAAATCGACTACCGAGAACGACTACAAGGCGTGCCGACTCTGGGGAAGCATCGGCAAGGAACTGCACCTGATAGACTGCTTCGTGCGTCAGGACACCACGGGTGCCATGGTGAGATGGCTCTACAATCTCTACGAGCGAAGCTTGGAAGAAGGCGCAAGTATCCAATTCTACATGGAGGCAAACCTGATGCAGGATACTGCCCTCGATGAGTTTGCTGCAGAAGGCGACCTGCGTGGCTACCAGCTACCCATTACGGCCGACAACCGCAAGAAGCCCGACAAACTGCAGCGTATCGAGTCCGTAGCTCCACTCTGGGAGCGTGGCGTGGTATTCTACAACGAAGCACTCAAAGACTCCGAGGATATGCAGGTAGGCATCGACCAGACACTCTCGCTCGAACATGGCAGCCGCGCGCACGATGATGCGCCCGATGCCGACGAGGGCGCCATCTATATCCTCCAGAAGCAGGGCAGAGTAGCAGCCTTTGTTCCGAGAATAGTCAAGAGAATGCGCCCAAAGAATTCATGGTAGCAAAAACATTTCTAATTTCTCATTTCTAATTTCTCATTAAATCATGAGTTTCATCACGCAGGAAGATTTTAAGGTCGTGAGCAGCGAAGCTTCGCTCAAGGCCATCACGGGTGCTGACCCGGATAACATCAGCAACGCCATCGCGGAGGCACAAGAAGAGGTAGCCGGTTATCTGCGCCCTAAGTATGACACCGACCGCATCTTTGCCACCGAAGGCAACGATCGCAACCGTCAGCTCGTCATGTACACCGCCGATATTGCGCTCTACAATATGATTGCATCGCTCCCCAACCGTATGGGCTACGAGACCCGCAAGGAACGTTACGAGCGTGCCATCAAGTGGCTTGAGGGTGTACAGGCGGGCAAGATAGTCCCAGACCTACCCATCGCTACAGACGAAACAGGCAGCGACATCTCGCAAGGCGGAGTCTTAGCATACGGCAATGGACCCGACCGCCACAGCTGGTAAAATTTCTAATTTCTCATTTCTAATTTCTCATTAAATAAAAATGGCAAGATTGAACATAAATAGAGCCAAAGACCGCATAGAGGATGCCTGGAGAGCATTCCTCGGCAAGCCGCAGCTCTGGAGAACCAAATATGGTAACATCGAACTGGTAGGCAAGAACAACCGCCGACAGGTGGAAAGCATCATTGCCAAACTGCAGCGTACCACCGAAGCACTCACCAAGGGCGACATACAGAAGTGGCGACGTGCGTGGCAGCTCGCCATCAGCGTGGAAAGCCCCAACCGCCAGGCGCTCTACGACATCTATCGCGACACCGAGATAGATGCCCACCTCTCTGGCTGTATCGACCAGAGAAAGGGCTTCGTCATGTCTCGCTCTTTCAAGTTGGAGGACAAGAACGGCACACCCAACGACGACCTCAATCACTTCCTTGAGCAGGAATGGTTCGTGGAGTTCTGCCGCCTCGTGCTTACTACTCCCTACTGGGGACACTCGCTCATCGAACTCGGAGACCTCGGAACCGATGGCGACGGATGCCTCTCTTATAACAATGTGACGTTGGTGGATCGCAAGTACGTCATACCCGAGCACCACCGCGTCATCACCGACCTCGGACAGGACTGGACCACTGGCATCGATTATCACGAGCCGGAATGGTTCGGCAACCTCATTGAGGTGGGCAGACCCGACGACCTCGGCCTCTACCTCAAAGCTTCGCTCCACTGCATACCTAAGAAGAACGTATTAGCGGCATGGGACGTCTTCAGTGAAATCTTCGGTATGCCACTACGTACTGCTACCACCGGATCCAGAGATCAGAAGGAGGTGGACCGTATCAGCGACATGATGGCGCGCATGGGTCAGGCTGGCTATGCCGTACTGCCTACGGGCACAGAAATCCAAATCGTAGAAAGCGCCAAGAGCGACGCATTCAATGTTTACGACAAGCGTGTGGATCGTGCCAACTCTGAAATCTCCAAACTTATCATCGGTCAGACTATGACTATCGAGGATGGAAGCAGCCTCTCGCAGAGCCAGACCCACCTGAAGGTGTTTGAAAACTTAGTGGAGAGCGATGCCAAGTTGCTCGCCAACACCATCAACAACCAGCTGATTCCTCGCATGATTAGCCACGGTTTCCCTCTGCAGGGTTATCACTTCGCATGGGATGACAGTCCAAGCTATACCCCGGAGCAGCAGATGGAGTACGAGAAGATGATCTCCGACCGATACGAGGTGGACGGCAAGTACTTCGCCGACAAATACAATATGCCCGTAGGTGAACGCATCCAGCAGCCTTCACTCTTCGGCAGTGAACCTGCAGACAAGGACAACAAAAAGGACCTGAAGAATTTTTTCGACTGAGCCCCGAAGCTTACGAGGGGCTACACTCGAGATACAAGGAGATACTGAAGGGCATGGACGTGCCGCCATTCATATCTTTGACCAAAGAGGAGGATATTGAAGAAATAGCAAAGAAATGGGCAAGCGTTATCAGTAATAAGTATGCAAGAGAAGATGCCGAAGAGGCTGCACGGATTGTGTTAAGAAGTGGGATTGTTACAGAACTACCCGATTTGCGTGAGGCAGATTTAGGAGGAAAAAAACGTTATTTTGGTCTAACTCGTGCAGATTTCCACGCTGCTATATGCGAAGGAGCCACCAGTTTTATCAGGATAAATAAACGTGCTTATAAAACATGGAAAAAGGATTCTGACGATGCAGTACGGGGAGGATGGCATGCACAAGGAAACACCATCTTACACGAATTAGGACATTATATCGACTTTTGTAATGATCCCGATTTCTTTCGATCGGTCGAACACGAATGGAACTTGGACAACGTGGACAGGAAATTTGTCAAGAAGCAACTGTCAGAGTATTCACTTACCAATCGTGCCGAGTTTGAGGCAGAACTGAACTCAGCAATACTAAGTGGTAAGGCTTTCCCTGAGGAAATCCTTGCACTCTCCCACATGAAACAGACAAAAACTCCTATTGCCAAGCAACTACTTGACTACGGCTCTGGAAAGAAAGTTTGTTTGCCTAACGAAGACCTCACAAAGAAGTACAAGAACGCACTCAAGGCGATGTTCCGCCAAGAAGGCAGCACCTTTACTGTTGACATCCTTGGCAATAAGGATGTACAAGAGTTTATCAGCACCCACGCCACGATGCTTAATAATAGCTTTATTCAAGTCAAGATGAGCGACAAGATGCGCGAGCGACTTACCCGCTCCAACTACATCTTCTCGGGCATCAAGACATTCCACGAGCTCAACGAGGCTTTCCCTTCCATGCTCGATGAGAATGGCAATAAAAAGCCGTTCGAACGCTTTCTGAATGATGTCCGGAAGATCAACGACACCTACAATGCCAACTATCTGCACGCTGAATACAACTTCGTACAGGCTTCTGCCACCATGGCGGCGAAGTGGGAACAGTTCAGCGAGGACGGCGACCGATACTACCTGCAGTACCGCACGGCCAAGGATGATAAGGTGCGCCCGGAACACGCTGCCCTCGATGGGGTGACACTCCCCATGAGCGACTCTTTCTGGGAAACCTATTACCCGCCGAATGGATGGAACTGCCGCTGTACCGTAGTACAGGTGCGCAAGCAGAAATATCCGGCCACAGAGCACGCTGAAGCCATGAGTAGGGGCGAGGAGGCCATGAACGGCGAACGATACAACATCTTCCGCTTCAACAGTGGCAAGCAGGGCAAAACCATGCCCGACTACAACCCTTACACCATCAAGCGGTGTAATGACTGCGATGTAGCGAAGGGAAAGCTAAAGCTTGGTTTTGTGCCCGACTATCAACTTTGTCAAGGTTGCATAATGATCAGGAAGTGTAACGAAGACAGAAATAGAGATAATAGTGCCAAAGCTACCAAAAAATCACCAGAGGTTAAGAAGTTACAGGGCACAACAATCTCTAACCCTGACTTTAATCACGAAGTACTCGTTACTGGTGGTTCTATTAGGGAATGGACAAATCAGCCGCATAAAGAGTATGCCGCAAAGAATAGTATCCTAAAACATATCGCCAAAGTATTCCGGGAGGCTAAATACATAGGATTTATCGATAACTTCAAGATGAAACCAGGCGTAAAACAGTCACATTTATTTGAAACAAACGTCTTAGGAGAATTATCCTGGATTATCGTTAGAGAATATGAAATTGGTGAATTTGTTCTCCATAGCATTTCTGATAGCGATAAAATAAAAACAGGAATAAGAAAAGAGTAAATTTTAAAGCAACTACTCGGAGCTACAATCCGAGATCGCCCTAAAACCTACTCTTTCCGCTGCAAATATACAACAAACTTTTTAAACCCGCAAGAAAATGAGCAAAAAAGAAGAAAAAAAAGAGAAAAATCGAATGGGAACGGCATTGTTTTGCCGTTTCAGCCCCTACTAAGGCCAAGCCTCTATCCCTACTACCGATGAACCTCGGTCCCTATTAGGGATGGAGCCTCGTCCCTATAGGGATGCAAAGACAATATTCTAACGGTGTTCTATCACCATTATATTCACATTTTAATCTTAAAAAGTAAATGATCAATTACAGTATTGCAATGTTGGGCAACCCTGCCAAGAAGCAGGACCCAAAGAAAGCCTACGGTGTGGCTCAGTACACCGAGAAGATGACGCTCAGCGAATTCAGTGAGCATATCTCAAGCCACGGCAGCACATACGATGCAGAAGACGTGGAAGCTATCCTCGGAAAAGCCGTGAAGTGTCTGCGCGAAATGCTTCTCGCAGGCAAGAAAGTGGAGTTAGGTAAGCTCGGAGAATTCTACGTCACCCTGCACGGCAAGGGCACAGAACTCGCCAAAGACTACAACCCTGCCACCTGTGTGGAGAAGGTAAACGTGGTGTGGACTCCTGGCAGCCTCTTCGAGAACCTGAAGAAGGAAGCAGCCTTCAGTTTTGTAGCAAGCCGCAACGAACAGGCAGAGGCTAAGCGAAAAGCCAAGGCACAGAACGGCGACAGCAATCCTGGTAATACACCTGACCCCGGAAACAAGGAAAACCCAGACGACAAGGGTAACACCGAAAATAAGGGCGACACTGGAGACACCGGACAGGACAACGGAGGCGAGGATAATGAGTTATAATCCTTATACAGGCATGAAAAAGGGCTGCACCACGCTTGGTGCAGCCCTTCGTTTTCACACATATCCGACATAACGAAATACAAAAATTTAAAAAAATAACCTAATAACTTAAAACAATCGAAATATAATATCTAAAAATAAGCGTATGCTCTTACCACGTTTTTAAATATTTTACCCTAAAGACATCCACATTCTCGAGCAGTTCCATGTGACTGTGATTGGTGTCTGTCATATAAGGATAGCTCACCTGATACTCAGCCCTCGTCTCTATATTCTGCAGGGCTTCCCAGATACTTTCTCCTATCTCGAAGGAGGCGTGATAGGCTTCATCATTCCAGTCGGTCACCAAGTGGAGCCTGAGATCTCCACTGCCTCTTACGCACTTCCCGAAGTCTGTATTCTTCACCACGTCCCAGCTGATTGTACCGAACTCCACGAACACCGCAGGACGTCCCCATTCACTTTCCTCATCTACAAAGGCGACATTCTCATTCCACAGGTCTATATGCTGCACTGCAGGCACCCCGTCTTCTATCGCCCTCTTGATATCCTTATATAAGTTTTCTCTTGGATCCATATCTATGATGTATTAATTGATTTCTACTTTTTCAGATCAAGATGATTGAAGTATTCCTCAAGCTCATCCTCGATAATCTTTGTCACTTCTCTCTCAACTTCCGGGGCCATACCCAAGAACTGGCGCTTCGGTATCTTAATGGTCTTACCCACCTTCATCAGCGCCATAGACTGCCAGAACTCGGCATTAGCAGACAACTGACGTTGCTTTCCCGTCTGACGCAGGCTGCCATTCTTGCGATATCCGAAGGAACCTGTAGCCTCATAGTACTTATGCCAGAAATACCGCTTCATCTTCTCTGTTACCTTGATTTCTCCACCTTCGTTATGTATGGCTGCATAGGGAGAGGAAGAAAAGAACGTAATAGAGGTATCATCGCTCCGGCTCTGAACGCTCTTTCTCAGGTCGCCCGAGGCTACGAGTATATGCCCGTCGCCTCTTATCGGACTTTTTCGTCTTGCCCATGCCTTGGTAAAGAACCCCTGGCGCTCGAAGTTCTTGTCGAACTCATCACCGATCTCCACCCTGATATCACTCAGAATATGTCTGATCACTACCGATAATTCATTATTTCCTGCCATATCTTTATCAGTTTTCAGTGTTCATAGTCCCATCCTTCAAACTTCAGGAAGGGTTCGTCGTCTTTAGGGATTTCATTACGAGGGTCGGCACTCGCGTTCAGCACATTATATAGCTGTCGCTCACTGATGGCGTACTTCGGATAGATGTACCGCCTCCAGATTTCACGATTGGATATGCCCATTTTGGCATATTGGTCGTATATCGCATTGATGTCAGCTACCCGTTTCTTGTAGCTAAGTCCGTTCCTTTGATGAAATTTCCGCAAAACAACTTTCCCTTCCTTACTTACTATTTACAAACGTTATAACATGGTCTCTTTGTTTTTCTACTCTTCTTCCTCTGACGCTTTCTTATCGTCTTTCGGTGCGATGAAGATACGACAGAAACTTGGCTCCATTCTGTGCCAGATGCCCAACTTCGGATCACGCTTGAAGAAGTAGTAATTGGTAGCATTCTTCTGCACCACATTCGACTCCTTGAAAAGCGCCATGATGTCGGTGTATTCCTGGTCGTTGAATTTATCCTCCAACTCGTAGAGCTTACTGATACTCTTGTAGTCGAGATCTCCGGACTGGTTGCGCTCCAGGAGTGTCATTGCCAACTGGTACATCGGATCATTCTGTCCCTTCTCGCTTTTCTGCATGTACTCCTTTAGGAAGGTGACAAGACGCTCGGCTGCAAGGTCGGCACGCTCGTCAAAACCCTTCACCTTATTGCAGCTTACCTGGAGTCGGAAGTTTCCGTCCGTAATGGTGTAATTGCGCTGGTCGTCGTTCTTTACCTGCCCGTACTGTCTCATGATGGACGTGAATGCCTCCACTTCGCGCTCAAGCCATTGTTTGAAGCTCTTGGTATCAGACATCACCGTGATAAGATTTTCCTCCACACGGTGCATAAAATCGGCTCGCAGACCCTCGTAGGCATCACGCTTGTCGATACGCTCGTTCTTAGCCTCCGCGTTGAGTTGCTGGCGGAGCGCCTCTTTCTGTTCGTCACTCAATGATGAGATATCAAACTGGCCCTGCTGAGTATTGCCTTCAGCTGGGCTGACTTTTTCTTCTTTTTTGCTCATAACCTAATAGTATTACTTGTGATTGATTAATATTTTGTTCTTTATTCCCAAAGGATTCTTCGCTCTTCACTCTTCGCTCTTCACATCCCAGCCCTCCCTTGCGCTTGATAGCTCTCAGTTTGCGCTCGAGAGCTTCAAGGTCAGGAATATCCAACTGGGCAAACACCTTGCCGCATATTCTCGGATGAGAGCAGAAATCATTGATGCGCTGCCAGTCTCCGGTGTTGACCCCTAACTCCTGCATCAGATGCAGACAGATGGAGCGGTGCCGCTTGCGCTGATCTCCATATCCGCACATGTTCTCGAGCGCCTTGCACATGTCGGTATATTCTCTCGTCGTCATCTCGCGAAGATGTGAGGTGCGACCCTTCGTGTACGTTGAAACGAGGGCTTCTTTCTGTTCTTCCTCATCTCCATAGTGTGGTACTTTCTTGAAGGCGGCATAAAAACGCCTGTAGTTCTTAACTGATCCTGCCATCCGTATTTCCCTTTAAATTGTACTATGTATATCATTCGAAAGCCGTTTTAATACTGTTCTATCATCTACGAAGCCGTTTACCTCTAAGGCTGAACAGTTATCATTCCGTCGTTCGCAAGACGGTACTCCTGGTAATGTTCACGGGCGGTCTCGATTGCATAGCCCAGACCTTCAGCCAAGTCCACCTCCTGAAGGATTGGTACATTGTCAAAACAGAGGTATATTTCGCCCTCAAATTCTCTCACCTGCAAGCGGCTAAGCGCCTCACGTTTGATGTTTCGCTCATGCTTGAGCACCTTCTGACGGTGAGCTTCTTCTGAGATTTTCTCCCACCATGCCTTGATGGCAATAAATAATTTCTTCATAATTACAAGTATTATTATTAGTTTATAATTTTGTCGCAGCTTTAGCGCTGCATTGCCTTTATCTCAAATCCCGTCGAGTATATAGTCCATACTGTTCAGGTATTCATTTTTCATCGCATCTGCATTCATATCAGACACCTTGCCCGCTACTTCCTCATAGATCTGCGACTGATCCAGGTAAGAGAAGTCTTTCGTCTTTCTCTTGATGTATTCTATGATTTCATTTACTACCTCTTCCATAATTCTCAAATATTATTACTTGCCTGAATGAGTCCGTCCTCCCATACCCTGAAGGTGGCTCCGGCTTCTCCGATGAATCGACCCTGACAGACTGCCTCGTAGCCGACGACTCTTACTTTCACGCCCGCCATATACTTCAGCCTGACTGCAGGCTTGCCCAATGGCTGGCTCTTCGCTTCCTGCGAGATGAAGATAAAACTCTTTCGGGGGAACTCATTCACCAAGGCTTCCACCTGTGCGTATTCCCAGTGAGAGGAGTGGAAGGAGTCTACGATGATGAACTTCGGACCCTTGCGCTGCTTCAGCATCCTTTTCAAGTTCTCCAGGTCCGAGTCGATGCAGACTCTAAACCTCCCTTGCTCTTCCTCCATGTGAAACCGCTCGATACGCTCCTTGAAACTCATGCTCACTTTCTCTTCATAAGAGCAGTAGAGCACCACGCCGTATTCGCAGAGTTTCTTGGCGAGCTGCATCACGAAAGAACTCTTACCACCAGCCGATGGTCCCGAGATAAACCAGGTGTCATACATATCCGGCTGCCCGAAGCACCGCTCCCATTCTCCGTCCCAGGGCATCGGCTTGTAAGTCATCTTCAGTATCTCTCTGGGACTGTATGCTCTTTTTGCCATGGTTACTTTCTCTTGATTGACTTCTTTCTTCCGCTTGACTTGTAGAACCAACCAATAAGGCTTTTAAATGGTAGCCCTATACCATGGATGGTTTGCATGATGCAGAAATTTCCATCTTCATCAACATCACCATCACAGAAGCCATAAAATATTTGTCCATTGACCATGACAAAACCAGCTTCACGATTTTCGTCTATACTTTCCAAGGTGTTGGGGGCTTTCAGAACTCTACGACTTCCGTCAGACAGCGTTATTTTAATCTTTATTTCCATATCTATGCTAATTTAAGTTTCTCTATCTCGGTATATACTCGTCTCAGTCCGCCTCGGGTCTGTCTTACGATGGTGGCGATGTCATATCCCTCTGGGGCATTCACCTTGGCCACGATGGCAGCCTGCTTCATCAGGAACTTCTCGCGCTCCTTGCCGTCGTCGGGTGTCACCTTACAGTATCGCCCACCGTAACGGCTCAGCATTTCGGTATATCCCACTTTCTTGCAGTCGATGCTTCGGTTGATCTTCTCCTTCAGTCCGTCGGCTCCCATCATATACCAGCCGCAGCAGTGCTCGGTGGCGTTCCAGAGTGCCTTCAGTTCCAGGAATGCCTCATACTGCAGGTCGCCTGCCTCGTCGAGGATAATAAGCGGTGAGTCGATGGAGCGGAGGTAGTAGGTGAGGTCTTCATATACATCTCCGTAGGTTCCCTTGCTGTCAAGTCCGAACTCTGCCGCTATCTTGCGTATCAGGCGGCGCTTGGTCTTCACCTGCGAGCAGTCTATATAGGCGGCGTTCTTGTGGCTCTGTACGTAATACTTGGCGGTGTAGGTCTTGCCGATATTAGGCTCGTCGCAGAGGATCATCGAGAGGGCGGAACTCTGTGCGGTCTCCAACTGCTTCGTCACGATAATAAAGGTGTCGGTCTTGCCCGTCTTCCATTCTATCTCGTGACGCAGACTTACGCCCAAGCGTCTGGCCAAGCGTATCCAGTTGCCGTCGCTGATGGTTCGGTCTGTCTGTCCCTGCTTGACCATGGAATAGACTGAGGTGGCCAAACCGAGCACCTTGGCGTGCTTACTGTCACTGTCGAAGCGGACACGGTCTTGGGCCATCGCCGCCAAAATCTTCTTTTTCTGTTCTGTTGTTATCATTGCCATAAGTTTTTGAAGTTTATATCATGTCGATTGCACGCTGCAGGATATCTTCCTCGGTTTCGTCGTCCGTAAAGACGTCTATTGGCTCCGTGTCTGGCATATCTGCAGTAAGTTTTTTTATCTCTTCCGGTTCGTCTGCCCGACTGTCGGTCGTGCCGACGTTCCTTTCAGCCTCCATCGTTCCGAGAGCAGGAACCATGTTGTTATCTACGTAGGTATTGAACTCCCTTACCTTCTTCTGCTGATGATAGAACTTCCTGCGGTCTTCCTCGGTCTGTTCTGCCATCACTCGGTTGTAGGTTTCTACCTTCTCCACCTGATCGATAAACCTGTCACCCTGGAAGATGAACACATCCTGTGGCTTCCCGTCCTCATCCGGCAGATAGTAGGCGGTCACCTTGTAGTTGTTAGGCGCTAAGCGCTCCAATACTTCGGGCTTGCTCAGCCACCAGTCTGCATAGGCTACTCTTACCGTAGAGTTTCGCCTTACCGAGGTCTCCACCTTCTCACCGATATATCGGGCAAGGGTAATGGCATCGAATGGGCGCAGGTTCGGGTTGATATGCTCCATCAGCACGTCCCATCGGGTCATACCGGGATATTTCTTCTGATTAGGATGCAGCGTATGGTTCCACTCGTAGTTGTCGCGGCGGTCGTCTGCCACAAGCTCATCGAAGGTGAAGTACTGCTTATCCTCCCAGGTATCATTGCCCGCATCGCTTATCTTCTTGGATTCCACTCTGTATTTCCACTTGCCGTAGAATCGGCCGATACCTACGTGGTTGCGGTGGATGATGCGCCGCTTTTTGGCTCCGTTGAGGTTTTCCGCTTGCTTTTCCTGTGAGTTCAGTGGCGCACAGTAGCGCACATAGCTGAACACCGTTCCTTCCTGCAGCAGGGTGTACTTATATTCCGACATCAGGTGATTCTCCACCTCAATACCTGCCGGAATACCCCAGCCATGCTTGGCTATCAGCCTGAACATCTCTCTGAAGCATTCCTTCACAAGGTTCTGGTCCTTGTCCCTGGAATAGCTGGCACCTAACACGCACTGACTCACGGAGTCATAGGCATAGTAGGCTTTCACTCGCAATTTCGTGTCCTTCAGCTTACGGGTCAGATCCACGTCATCCATGGTTATCTGGCTCAGCGAGTATTCTCCGGCATGGCGGTGCATGTGAGGCATACTCTCGTGCATGAAGGTACTCCAGCTCAGCTGGCTCTTATCCCAGATAAGCCTGTTCTTAGGCTTGTTCAGGATGTTGCGGATGGTACTGTCGCTCAAACTCTTCGGGTTTCCGTCCTTGTCGCAGAAATCCTCCGGGTTGAACAGCTCGCCCGTCTGAATATCATATACGTCGAGCTCGCCACATACGAAAGCATCATACAGGTCTTTCACCTGTGAGTTGAGTGGCTTGTTAGGAAGGCATTGCAGACCAAGCACTAATTTTTCGGTCTTCACATCCACCTTTCGGGTGTTCTGATTGCCGAACTTACCGCTGATCAGTACGCCGTAGCCACCAATCTTATACTCATTCACCTTCTTCCGGAATCTTAGTGTCGATTCGGGTAGGGTATGATGATAAGTTTCCTTCAGCACCTTGATGGTCTTGGCCATCATATCCCAGTCGTAGCGTTCGCCCATCAGCTTGCGGTAGGCGGAGGCTCGTTCGTAGAGCTTGATACAGGTGTTGAGCACTGAGGCGTTCACCACATACTCCTGGATCTTCTCTGCCGACAGGTCCAAGCCCGTCTGCTGTCTGCTTTGGAAGTAGCACATGGCGTGCTGATCTACCTCATAATTGGAAGTGATCCATCCTCGCAGCCTTACTTCGGGACCTCCGGGGAATTCTTCCTCCACCGCCTTGCGGTACTTGGTAGGCAAGCTATCTACGGCAATGAGAGCCGTGCAGCCGCTTGCGCCACCGCCTCGACGTACCACGTTTATGCGGTTTCTTGTAGCCATCTTTTGGTAATTAGCCGGACTCATAATGCCCGCCTCACAAAGTTCTGGCACAGATATGCAAAGTGTATTGCCGTAATATTCCATAACTATAACCTTTCTTTATTCTTCACTGGTGAAATAATCCCAGTTTCTACCCATACAGATGCCTACAGAGAGACATACGATGGCAGTAATCAGATACCAAGTAATGTCCATAACTCTATCCTCCAACTCTAAATCCACGTTCCAGACGTTCTCTCATGCCAGGATTACCGATAATTTCGGCATCCTTCTGCTTCCACCTTGCTGCCATGATTTGAAGCGAAGGCATCTCACGAACCAAGACATTGTCCGCAGATACCATTTCCTTACCCTTGAAGAAGATGGTAGCATTACCAGTCTTCTTGTCGAACTCCAGCACCGCTCCGTTGGAGAAGTATTGTCTGAAGCTTCCCTCATGGTCGAAAAGCAAGGTATCACCCTTTTCGGCAACTACCGTCTCCACGCCACCGTTGATTTTGGCATACTGGCGGATGCGCTTTGCCTTGTCGCTCATGCCCCGCTTAGGGTCGAAGGTGAGAGCAAGCCAGATAGCTTGGTCTGACACTTTGAAGGTCTTGCGTATTCCTTCGCGTACCTCCGTGCTTACGTCTATTGCTCTTTTCATATTCTAACAATATTATAATCCTTTTCTAATGGTGGAGGAAGGCGGAGTCGAACCGCCTTTCTTTCCTAATGTTACCATGCAGTTATCATGTGAGCTTATCCGTGCCTTTAATCCCTGTTGCTCACTCCGTGCGCCCTGCATTCCAGCTACCTCCAAGTTACCGGGAAACGTTGCCCGGCTCGTTGTTGATCCTGATTCTTTCTACCCTTAGAAAACTAAACTTATGGCAAACATTAAGTCTTTTTCGCTCAAAATGTCTTACTACAGAAAAAGTGTACACCATTTTAACTTAAAAAAGTAAAATGGAAAGTAAAAAGAAAGAACGTGCAAATTACAGTTTAGACTTTAAACTAAAAGTCTTGGCTGACATG